TTATTAACAAGCTTATCTATCACTGTTGTGTTGCCAGTTTGCTTAGCATTCAACATGATCGTGCGAACTTCATTTTCTTGGATGTTTGCCTTTGTGCCGCTCTCATATTCAAAGACTTTATCGGGGCTAATCAGACCGCGCGCGGCCATGTTTTCAAAAATAGTAGGAAACCTTTTTTGCCCAGCACCATCTAATCCGAAAAGATATTTTTTTGCAGCAGCTTGCTGGGCAGCATATTCTGGCGATGCCGGGCGCGATAGAACGTCTTGATGCATACGCACCTGTTTCATCTCAGAATTAAATGCAGCTCCGATCTGTCGCCGCCGAGCTTCTTTGTTTACTGTAATCGAGGCATTTGTCAGCGTTGCCAGGCTTCGGTTTTTAAAACGCTTGGAAACGACACTGTCATCCAAACCTATGGCCAGTTTTGACACAAGCAATTGAGCTCTGGACTTAAAGCTTTTCGGCCCCTTGCCCATAACAACGCTTGGGCTTTCTGATTGCGTCTGCAGCTCCAGATCCGCGAGCTGGGTTGCCAAATTGACCTCGGCCTCATTCAGCTCGGTCTGCCGCTTTTCTGTAAGCATACGGCTGTACAGATCCATTGATTGGTTCGCCAGCTCTTCACCAAAGCTTGCAAGCGCGCGGCTGTCCTGGCTAAGCGCGCCGGGGCTGGCTTGTGTTGTTAGCCTGGATGCACCCTGCGGCGTGGCCATCTGCGTCTGCGAATTATAGACAGGAACCTTCATTATGCGAACATCCCAATTTTCATTGCGTTCATGGCACCGCTCATCAATGACGTTCCAGCTTGGATCTGCCCGGCACGTTGCGCTGCTTTTCCGTACATGCGCTGCAGTTTGCCTTCGAGCTCTGAATTTAGCGCAGCCTCTTCGCGCGCCTGTTTGCCCAGCTTGATATTGTAGATGTTGCTGGCTATTTCCGTTTCAGCCTCTTGCGCCGAGTCCAGTTGCACGGCCAATGCAGATCCGCTGGTTGAAACAACATTGTTGTGCGAAAATGCCATGCGCTGGGCATCCGCAAAGTCTTTATAGTTTTTGCGAAACTTTTCGACCTGGGCGGTTTCAATGAACTCAACACGCTCTGCATTAATGCGCTCGGCTTCTGCATTACGATCTTGCACCTGGGCATTGTAATCGTGCGCTGCCTTCGCATCATTGCCAGCTTGGATCTGCCCGGCAGCTTGCACAGCCGTACCCACGGCGTTAGCGATTAAGAGTTTTTCAATCATTGAACCAAGCCATTCTTATAAAGTCTTCGCCATTCTGGCCGTAGCGTTTCATTAAGCCTTCGTCTTTGAAGCCCATGAATTTTGCAAAGCGTAGCGCCTCTGGCCAATCAGCTCGACATGCCGCTTGCACACGCCAGAGCCCCAAAGCCTTTGCGGTATTTTCGTAAATGCCTGACCGTGCCAGGCGCGCAAAAGATCGTGCGCTGAGATTGATGCGCGCGGATCCAAGAAACCATGCCTCGCCCACACCTTCCCACATTTCAGTGATGCCGACACAGGCCACCAGGTGACCATGATCAAGCACCGTAAAGCTCCAGCCGGGCCGCTCTAAACTGCCAGCGTATTGCTTCACAAAAATCTGCTTACCCGTGCCAGAGCTCAGATCGCCATCGATCAGATCTTTGAGATGCTCTTGCCGGTATTCTATGACCCTCATTCGTCAAACGTGATCAGCCTTGGGAACAGGCCAATCACAGTCATCGGCAGCGGCTGATCTTGAACAATCACAATATGTGCGTCCTGTTCATACCCACCCCGAAACTCAATGTCTTTGTCGCCGTCGAACAGATCGAGCGCCTGATCCATTTCATCTGACGCCGTGCGGAACTGTATACTGTCCAGCTCCGTTTCTGACGTTCCCACTTTAGCGCCCACTGTTTTATGAAACCTAACAGTCATATCGTGGATGCGTTTGATCTTGCCCTGCGCCGTGCCTTGCTGAGAACCGGCATCAATGCGCATGGTTTGCACCACTGATTTATAGGGCAACCCGATATGCACGTTGGTTGCAGTTACATCGAGGCTTATTGAGCCAGAGCTGACAGTCTTGTCATTATGAGCCGCACCATTTGTCAGAATGGAAACAACCTCACCTTCAAGATGATCCAAACCCGATATGCTGTTTGCAGCTGACCCGGAATACGTCAGGCCGCTATCAACAAAAAAGGCATTAGATGTTTCTGTGCCGAAATCGAAGTTAGATAAAAACTCGACATATTTTTTCGTCGCGCCATTGATCGTGCGTTTCACAACCATATAGAAATCGTCTTCATCCAGATCGCCGGGAACACAGGCCACGCTTTCGACAACCGCATTGCTTTCATCTACAGTTGCCAGGCGTGTGGTGTCGGAGCTGACCACAGTCAGCAAACCGCCAGCTGATGGGCTGGTTTCACGAATTGTTACAACATTTGACGCCGGGTTTGCCACGGTGAAATCTGCATGTGCGTTGATTGTTGTGAAGATATTGTCAGCCGTTGTGTCATTGTTTGTGTTTGGCCTAAACCCTGTCGAAGATGACGGCGCAGAGCTGCCAGCTGCTTCAGATGTAAAGGTCACCAGAGTACCGTCTGATTTGGTAAACTTCAGTGTCGTGCCGACTGCAATATTTGCATAGTCTGTCACGGTCACTGTGCAGTCATTAAAATGCCCACCGATCAGATGCGAGTGCCAGGCCACCACGCCCTCTTCTCTGCGATAGGTCAGTGCGGCCATTTTCCCGTTATCGAGCGCCACCCAAAGGACGTTGTCCGGTTCTTGCTGGTACGCCATCTCTTTTATGCCGCCACTGGTGATGTGCTCGGCCAGCAGCGTCATGTCCGGTGCCTGGTAACTATCCGAGCTGAGATCAAAGACGAACTCGCGGATTTTACGTTTGGCGCGCTGGGTAAACAGCGTGGCGTTGCCAATAGATATCGGCTGCACCTTTGATGATCCATAGGTGCCTTGCTTGAGGATCTGGGTGGTGGTGGGCGTCAGTGGGCCTTCATTGGTGCTGGTGACCGTAAACTCGCCGCCAGATGTTCCGACTTGCAAGTGTCTGCCGGGCTGCAGATAGCGAATTTCGTTTGCCTGATCACTGGCCAGAGTAAACGCCAAAGGATCAGCATCAGCTGTACCAGGCGTAAAGTTTTCAAAATCACCCGACTTGGAAAAGTGGATGGTTCTTGGCTGGGTTGTTGTGTTGGCAAAGATCAGCCGCTGTTCATGCAGCGCCACTTGATTGGGGTATCCTGTGGTGCCAGAGAAAGCGCCCAGCTGAAAGTTTTGATCTGCCACAAGATCGCCCGTCACTGTGTGACCGCTCGCCGCTGCTTCGTCGCTTAGATCCGCACCGGGCTCCAGCAACATGGTGGTGGCTGTGACCTGTGCGATTAGAACATTGGAAACATTATTGCTTGTGGATCCAGTGACACTGACTTGCATCCCTGCCTCAAACCCGGCGGCTGTAAACCCACCGGCGGTATCTTCCAGCCTGTCATTATGCTCGTTGCCTGTCGCGCTAGGATCGCCCTCATGAAACGATATTGTGCTGGCCGCATAGACCGGGGTCAGCTCGGCTGTGCCAGCCTCATTATCTTGCACCGCTGCTGTAACGGTTGTCGCGTTCGTGTATGCAGTTATCTTGGCAAAGCCGTGATGCAGCTTTACCAGCCGCCCCACATCGGTTGATGCAAATGTGTTGGTACTTGCCGTTATGGTAACATTCCCGGTTCTGCCATTTGCCGTGAGGGTGGTTGCCGTTGTGTTAGGATCCAAGAAGGGGCCGCGCACAAAGGGAACCTCTGTTATTGTCCAGGCTGTGTGGCTTGTTCTGGTGATTTTGCGCGGTGCGTGGGAATGGTGCGCCACATACATCACATCATTGGACTGCGTAAACTTGAGATCTGCGAGCTCGTCGTGGCCATAGGGCGTTGTGATCTCTACCGGGGATCCGCTCGAAACCACCGTGCCGCCATCCTTGTGAATGCGGAAATAGTCATCGCCAAACTCCAGAATGTAACTTTGCTCAACATTAAACTGAAACGGAATGAGCCGCGCATTGTGCGCGCTGTTCTTTACCTCACGCACAAATTTTGTGCCGGGTCTGCGCGCCACACCGCCTTGCGGATGCACCGTCATGTTCTGCAGCTTTTTCGCAGCCTGTGTATACTTTTGCAGATCCACACGGCCATCTAGCTTCGGCGAAAACTCACCGGCAGAAAAATTCGTAAAGGCTGGGGAAACTTTGGCCATCAGAACCTGGAGCTAATAAATGTTTCGGCTTTGAGCGTCTGACTGTCGCTCAGCACATTTGAGTTAATCACGTTGTCTTCTGTGGCGTCAGTGAACTTGGCCTCTTTGAGCTTGGCCTCGTACTTTGCGTAGAGGCTGTTTGACAGGTTGACCGAGCCCACCAGGGGATAAGCAATATCATGCGCCAGCGCGGCTGAGATGGTTTCTTGAAGGTGAATGTCATAAACACTGGCATCGGTGACACGGCCCACATAGATCATTTTGATTGTGCTCTCATCGCAGAGCAACTTGCGCCCCTCGATTTTGTAGATGATATCCGGGTCATTCAAACCCAGCACACGCAAACAATACGGGCTTGTTGGTAAGGTAAACTGGCTGGCAAACTCGAATGTCGGTGCCGCGCTATCAGCTGCTATACTGACGCGCTGGATCAAGCAGTTCCAGGGGTGGCTCCGAAACACGCTATCGCGCACAAACGCATATCGATCATTAAGTATGCGCGCAGCCTTACTGTCCTCTGACAGGGCCGTGATTTGCGTTGCACCCAGCTGATGCAGCGCAGCATTTGCGATAGCTACGTCACTACTCATTGCCTACCTCATAAAAGAAAAAGGGGCGGCTGGGCCGCCCCAATCATTTAGCTTTGCACATATAGCATTGTGACAGCGATTGTGCCGGTGCCAGCAGCACCACCCATAGTCACTGTAACCACTTTGCCATCTTCGTTGGCGTCAACCTCTTCGCCGTTCAGCAATGCAAGCGTGGCAACGATGTCCACAATTTGCGCTGACGTTGAAGCAGCTGCAGCTTTATACGCTGCGGCAGAAGCGGAAACCGCTGTGCCAGCCGCATTGGTATGAGCTGCATATCCAACTGACAAAGTTGTCGAGCTGCCCAGCGCGTCATGCGCCAGAGAGCCCTGCAAGATGCGCGCGCCATCAGGCAATGCAAACATCTCAATAACATCGCCAGATGCCAGAGAAGATGCCTCATATGTTGCCCGTGCCACACGGATCTCACCGCCAAGCTCATTTGCTTTGACCATGTCGGTTGGATCGTTTTGGGTTAAAGATGTGCGGAGATCAGAATAAACAGTAGCCATTTTTCATGCCCTCCTATGCTGACTCATCACAGTCAATCTGCACAACTTTTTCTTCTTCCATGCGCGTAGCGCCGAAGGTTGCACAGTAATAGACTTGTGTTGAGTATGATTTATCAGACCGCTCATCGATCTTAGACATAACATCCTTGCCCATAGCGAGCTTTAGGCCGTCTTGAGCCCAAGCAAAACAGGTGCGGATGTTACCAGACTTGGCAAGGCGTGTTGTTACATGGAACTGGAAGCCCATAAACGTGTTGACCTCACCCTGCACCAGAGCCTTGACTGTATTAAAGTCCGAGCTGGTGACAGAGGTTGTGTTCAACAATGCCTCGATCTGGTCTGGCCCGACTGCAATGTGGCGTGGGATTGACGGGTCAACTGATGCCAGATCCAAGGTCTTCTTGGCTGTAATCAGTTTTGCGATAGTCAAATCCGCTGAGCCGTTTGCAATCTGATGCGCAGAAAGCATCGATGTTGATGTACCGCCAGACTTGCCAGTTTTGGCAGTTCCGGTTGCAGCTGCAATGATTTCATCATCCATAGCCCGGCCCATCGCAGCGGCTGCTGCCCTGGCATAGGTGGATGTTGGATCAATGAGCATACGGATTTTATCCGCATCATCGATCAGGTCAGCCCATTCATACGATTCTAGGGCCACCTGACGGCGTGAGTGTGGTGTCTCAACGAGGGGTGTATCCCCATGTCGAGTTGTGCGTTTCACAGCAGCTGCTGCACCGACTTGATCAAAGAAAGCCTTTTCGCCGGTCACGCTTTCCTCATCAACTCCACCCCGTAGGATCGAGCCTGTTTGCTGCGATAGCAGCTGAACATTTGCGGAAAACTGTTGTGAAAACGCAGTGGTAACTTGAGTACTCATAAGCACTCTCCTTTACGTTTGCGTTGACAATAAGCTCGCTACCCGACACCTGTCGGACGAAAAAAGTTCATATTTTGTGGGGGCTTAGAGCTTATCCCGGTCTGCCTGTGCGGCAGGGGTCACTGTGCAAAATCTGGGGCCAGGGGCTTATCCAGTTGATGCGTTCAGCATTTCTTGCAGCCTCAAACGCTCTTGTACGAGGTAAGATTGTTGAGGATGATTTCGTTGGGTATATGCCGGGTTCGACATAATATCTTGCATTTGCGCTTGTATATCACCTGGTGTCATGGCGTTGCTGGTTTTAACGCCTTCCAGGGTGTCTTCACCAATTTTTTCATTGATAAAGTTAGCAATGCCAACATTCATGCGGATAAAATCCGGGTTGTCACCAAGCCTTGTGCCATCTGCCAGCATGATCTCCGTAATGCCTTCATTGGCAAACTGAGCGGTCACGCCATTGGCATTGTTCAAGTTGTCTTCAAAAGCCTGGCCGTATTCTTTTCTAAGGTCTGCCTCTACTTGCGTTTGCGCAGCCTCGTACTGCCCGTCTTGCAGCTGAGCCGTTTGACCCATTGTGTCATTATACCAATCGAGCAATTTCTGCGCCTGACCTGGTCTAAGACCTGTTTCATGCGCGGCTTGTCTAAAGCCGGTCATCATATCGTCGTTTTGCTCAACGCCTTCGGGCAGATTGTTCTGCAGCTCATAGCCATCGGGGTTGTCGGGTTTGCCCAGGCGTCGATCCACTTCTGCCCAATCATCGGGCGTGGCATACTTGCCGGGGATCGCCAGCTTGTCTGCGCCGATCATGCTTTGTGCATTGACGTATGACTTCGCCAGGGCTCCAACATCTTGGATATGTTCAAGTGATTTATGACCGGCAATATCTTCCGGTATTTGCGAGCGCCAATCTGCTGTATCGGCGACAGACGGTGCTACCTCTTGTTGAGAGACATCCGCTACCTGTTCTTCACTCATTTACGATTTGCTCCTTTGGTGATTTATCTTGCAGCATTGCGTGTAGAAATAGAACCACCGTGCGCTGCCCTTCACGGTAGGCTGTTTCTGTTGGATCCGTTGAAAACGTCGATCCATGTATGTGAAACCGTGCCGCCAGATCCTTCACTACGCGCTCGCCATCATTTGTGGCAAAGACGGTCTTATAGAGGGTTTGTAGATCTTCTGGCGTCATTGCGGCCCCTGCGCTTGTATTGCTCTAAGCATTGGCGCTGCCTGACCGGCGGCTTCAGCGGTTTGCATCATTTCCTGTTGTTCAGCCATTTGCGCGGCGGCTTCTGCTTTTTGCTCGCGAATAACTGCGACCTGTTGTGCGGATCTAACTGCCGTGGCCGGTACACCCAGAATTTTAATCAGATGCTTGGCAATGCCATCTGCATCGATGTAATCCATGATTTCCGGTGCCATTTGCGATAGCGGCCCCATGAGCTCCAGCAACCGGGTGACATCTTGGATATCGCCTTGGCGCTGTGCTTTTGCCAACGGGCTAACGTATTCGATCTCCAGATCCTGATTGGCCATAACCTCTGGCGCTGGGCGAAAGGCTTTTTGCCGTGAAAGGATGGCATATACCCTGGTGATCAGCGGTTGCAGTAGTTCTGCCTGGAGCCTTCCAAGCACCGGGCCAAGCAGCCTCATCTTTTCTTCGGTTCTTTGCACCACCTCGGTGGCCGTCATTTGCGGCCCCTCGCCCAAGATCAGCTGATCCACATAGTAGGCCGAGCGGATCGCCGTGCGGCGTTGCTCTTCCATATTCAAACCAAGCGGATTGTTCGCGCCGATATTCAGCGGTTCTATTCTGTCCCTGGAGCCTGATCTGTAATAGTTCAAGCCACCAGGGATTGTACGCACAGGCAATAGAAAACCATCGTCAGGAACAAGCAGGGGAGGATCTACCTGTTTCTGCGCTGCGCGTATAGTAACCTCGGACATGCGGTTTAGCATTTTGATATCTGCCAGCGCCGTCATTGAGGGAGATCTGCCGTAGCCGATCTCAAACGAGCTCTTTAAAAACCTTGGACATGTATACGGGTTTTCATCAAAGCCCTTTTCGCTCAGAACTATCTTTTCTTCTGGCTCGATGTAGATCGATGCGAAGGGTTTATTTTCAGATGATATCTTGAGCGGATCCCGGTCATGGCGCTCAAACACCGCATGTACCAGTTTGACCTGTGCATATGGGTTGTTCTTTGCGCGCTGTAAAACCTTGCTGCTAAACTTTTCCTCGCCAAAGCGCGCCTGTGCAGCCCGGAGAGGCATCTTAAACTCGCGATAGACCGTGTCCACCCTGCCCTTGTCATCTTCGCTTAGAAAACATTCCTTGATGTGCCTGGCGCTAAAGCGCAGCTGCTGGTCATCATCGGCATCGATAAACATCACAGCGGTGCCAAAGGTAATCAGATCGTGATAGAGCTCATGGATCTGTTCTTGAAAGTTCGAGCGGTTGAACGCCTTGTACATTACATCTTCGACGCTCTGCAGCCATTCCATCGCCTCATCGTCTTCGTTCAGCTCTTCGTCGCGGTACCTCAACGAAAACCAGCTGGTGGCTGCACTGGTCAGCATTCCATGAAGACTAGCGCTTAAAAGCTCAGCGGCGTGAATAGCCGTGCCATCAAAGACAAGCTCGGATCTTTTATCACCAGGCGAGCGGTTTTTTGTGACATCCGCTTTTCTCGGAACCACAAAGTCAGCAACCTCTTGCCAATGGCTTTCCCAGGTTTGCCGCTCGGTCTTCAGTGATCCCAGCCGACCTAACAGCTTCGATGCCAGCTCTTCTGCCATTACATACCGCCCTTACGCATTGACCCAAGCAATGACGCATACTGCAACGGCGCATTTTGCATCACGCCCTGCGCGGTGGTCTGAATTGTCGGTTGCGTTGAAGCCCCACCGGGCTTGATTGCTCCACCCGTCTGCGCATCAACGCCCTTAATTGCTGATGAAGGGGAGACAACCGGTTTGGGCGGCTGTATCGCTGGCGCTGGCGGCGGCGGCGGTGGTGGATCAGGTTTACGTCTACGATTAAAAAATCCCATTAGACTGCTACTCCTAGAGGATTGTAATTGTTGTCAGCGATCATTGGCGGTTTCTGCCCGTCAAACATGCGACTTTCTTTAAGGCCCACTGCGAGATAGCGGAAAGCATCCGCTGCATGGCTAGACCAATCATGAACAGGCGTATTCCTAAAGCTGCGCAGCCTCTCGTTATACGCCCGGTGATACTGCCTAAGACTTTCAAGACCCGGCTTACAAAGCTCCGCATCAAACCAGCAACGTGGTAAAACCATCTTCGCAGCATGGATCCCGTCCTCTAGCGGCAGTTTCGGAACAACACGAAAATTTATGCCAAGATCGTAAGCAGTCTCGCGTCTGCTTTTCCCAGACCCCAGCTCGCGCACCTCAATGTCATGCGGTGCGTTGTGCGTCCCATAAAAATATTCTTTCTCTTGAAGCACACGCGCATAGTGCGGCAATCCCTCGCCCCTATTCTCATAGAAGTCGATCACATGAATGGCCCTGCCCACTTGCTGGACAAACCAAATCACCGTGCTGTCATTCACACCCAGATCCCAAAAAGTATCCACCTTAACGGTTGGATCATAGGGAACTGAACAGATGCGGCCCTTCTCCTGAACCTCTTCAAGCTCTTTGCCATAAACAGCACCCGGCACATTCGCCACCCAGCTGCACTCATATTCCTGAGCATACTGATCAGGGCTCATCATAGCCCGTGCAGCGCCCAGCTCCTCATCATCAAGGATCCCTGTCTCAGAAGCCTTAAACAACGCCGTGTGCCACTCGTCTTGGTTCTCAGCAGCCGCATACAAATCAAAGAACGCATTGTGACCCCTGGGCGTTCCTATGAACAGCGCCCAGCCCTTGCGATCACTCAGCGCCGGTCTAATAATCTCAGGGAATAAACTCTCTGGCATGTCAGCCATCTCATCGAGGCAAACACCATCCAAATATATTCCCCGTAAACTATCAGGGTTCTCAGATCCTAAAAGCTGTATCCTCGCGCCGTTCGGCAAGTCACACCGCAGCTCAGTCTCATGAAAACGCACACTAGGTATCGCACCAGCGTACATCTTCAGATAATCCCAAGCCACAGCCTTCGCTTGCCTATAGGTAGGCGCGATATAAGCGTACCTGGGGTTAGGTTTGTCATTCGTAATGGATCTACCAAGCAAATGGTTTATGGCCATCACAGTCTTGCCAAATCGCCTGTGACACACAACTACGCCCCAGCGCTTGGATCCCAGCGACTTGTGCAGCTGGCTCTGCAATGTTCTTGGGCTATAGGGGATCTCGATGTGCATGTGTGGGTGTCTTGTCCAGGGTTATTTACGTATATAGAAACGGCGGCCTAGTTTGGGGGGTGTGGGGGGGTGCTCCACAGGATCACCGGGCCACACAACGGGGGCGATCCCCGTCACCTTACTCAATGTTTACAAGCGCTTAGATATGCCTGGTCACAAACGGGTCACAAACCAGCAGCGATATAGCAAATTCAAAACAAAAGCTTGGGGGGGTGCCTCGCGCGCGTGACCGCTGACGCACAACGTCACCACCACACAAGTAGAAGCACTACCCTGGTTACCTTGATGACCTTGGTTACCCTGCACTCTCAGCGAACATATCACCGCCAGCCCAGGTCAATGTGATCTGCCCGGAGCTTTGCTTATCCTCTGCTTTATCTCTGATGCCAAGCGGTTGCATCTGCCTGATGTGCTTGTCCTTGTGATCGCACTCAAGCCGTCTACGTTGTACCTCTGCCATTGCAAGCTTTGGATCCTCTGGCAGTGGAGCCTCTACGATATCAATGATCTGATCGCGCATGACCTCGCACTGCAACGTCCTAGCTGTACGATACTTTGTGTATGCGTTCTCATCCTCTTGCACCAAGCGCAGCACTGTGCGCCAGCTGGGCAGATCCTTTGTATCATTGCATATGCGCGTCAGGCTTTCACCTTCTGCTATGCGCTCGCAGATCGTATCGAGCTGCTTTTGTGTGACGTTTCGCTTTGGCATGAGTATCCATAAAAAAGACCGGCTGATGCGGTGGTCACAAGAGCCGGTCAGTATCCACGGGAAGAGGAAATACTTAGAACAACATTTCGTTCAGTATATCATATTTCATACCACATTTCGTGCACTCGCGCAAGCACTAGATATATTTTGTCATAACCCTTGACGCTTTCTGTCCACTTGATAATCTGCGTAGATCACCGGCAAGGAATTACGATGACAAGGCAGAAGGCATCAAAGCGCAAGAGCTCGCATTCGGATCGAGCAAGGCGCATTGCAAAAAGAATTAAAAAGGCAGCTGAGAAGAAATTAAAGAAAAAGGCTAAGCAATGAAATTTACATTGGAACAATCACCGTACCAAAGGGCAATGCTCGCTAGTCAGGATGCTTACAGTGCTTACGATACACCCAAAGAACAAAGTGAGCCAAAAGAACCGCCTCACAGGCCGCGCCCAACCACAACGTACCGGCATAAGCAACGAATGAAAGAGCTACAGAACAAAGATAAGTCTTAACCAAAGAGCTCGCGCAGCGTGACAACCTCATCGTCCAGCGCCTTGAGCTTGTAGTACAACCTGATCAATGCATCGGTGTATCTGCGCTTTACCTGGCGTCCATCTCTCAGCCCCTGCAACCTCGCTAGCTTCTGCCACCTTGGCCCACGCTCACGAAACGCCGCGCTGTGCGCTACGGCCCAGACAATGCGCCTGTCATCTGCATCCATCTGTTCTATGCCAAGAACCAAAGCTTTCTCATAGGCTGTGATCTCTGCTGGTGAAGCCTTGGGCAATCCTACGCTAAAATCTGTGTAGCCATATGCGGATCTTTCTTGGACGTACTCTGGCCAGCCGCACAGCTTCTGCTTTCGCACCGCCGGGGGAAGCTTGCGCTCTGTCTCAGCTGCTTGAAGAAACATGCTATCGAGCTCGGTCATGTTTGCGTCTTGGCTATACATTCAGCTTTGACCTCATCTCTTCGACCCAATCAGTGCGATCTA